CTTTAGGTTGGTGGATGACAGAATGGCAAACACCTAGAACACCATATGTTGTTTCAGAATTACGAGGTACCGATGTATCTAGATTATTTAGATTCATTTCAATATCTGATGGTACAGCTGCGAATAGAGAACATAAAATCTCCATAACAAACATATCTTTTGAAAGAGTAGAGTTTGATGTTGTTATAAGAGATTTCCATGATACTGACGCAAACCCAAGCGTATTAGAAAAATATACAAGATGTACATTAGACCCATCAGCACCAAACTTTATAGCAAGAAAAATAGGAACTTCTGACGGTGAGTATGAGTTAAGGTCAACATATACAATGTTAGAATTAACTGACGCTGTCATTGAAGGTGATTTAAAAGACGCATTACCAGCTGGTTTTGAAGGGTATAAATATAGAGAATCGTGCACAAGTGTAATAAACCCATACCCAAAATGGAAAACCAAATACTTTACACCAGGTGAGGTTGTATTTGACCCATATTACAACTCTTCAGGAAATCTTAGTAACGCTTCGGTTTCTGCTGGAGACAACATAAGAAAGAATTATTTAGGATTCTCAAACGGAGAGGGTGCAGCTATCGACTTTGATTTCTTCGAATACAAAGGATATAAAACCCCAACATCAGTTTGTACGGACAACACTGGTGGTGATTGGCCAACACTGACCCAAGGATTCCACATGGATTCAGGAGCAACTGTGGTTATAGCTGGTTCAGGTTCTTATCTAACAGAAACAGCATCAACTTTAAGTGGTAAATCTATGTTTATGGTGGGAGCAGCATCGTTCCAATCAGAACCAACATCAACAACTAACCCATATTATAAATTAATATCTAGGAAATTTACATTAGTTCCTTATGGTGGTTTTGATGGTTGGGATAATTATAGAAAAACTAGAACAAATCAGGATACCTATAGATTGGGTATGACAGGATACAAATACGGAGCGTGTGCAGACTCAACATATACAGACGCTAGTGGTCTGGGGTCATTTAAGAAAATTTCTTCAACCGAAGCAAACACAGATTATGACGCATACAGACAAGCTATTCATAAATTCGAAAATCCAGAAGCTGTTGATATTAACGTATTTGCAACTCCAGGTATTGATTATGTAAATAATTTAGCTTTGGTAAATGATAGTATTGATATGGTAGAAACTGAAAGAGCTGACTCATTATATATAACAACAACACCAGACTACAATCTATTTGTAAATTCAACAACAGACGCTAGTAACAAGATAAGTCCAACAGAGGCTGTTAATAATATGGATGACAGTTTCATCGATTCAAATTATACAGCAACTTATTATCCATGGGTACTTACTAGAGATAATAATACAAATAAACAATTATACATCCCACCGACAGCTGAGGTTGCGAGAAACTTAGCATTGACGGATAATATTGCATTCCCTTGGTTTGCATCAGCGGGTTACACTAGAGGTATTGTTAACGCAATTAAAGCTAGAACTAAATTAACATTAGATGAGAGAGATACATTATATGTTGGAAGACTAAACCCAATTGCTACATTTAGTGATGTAGGACCAATCATCTTTGGTAATAAAACACTACAAGTAAAAGAATCAGCATTAGATAGAATAAATGTAAGAAGATTACTATTACAAACTAGAAAACTGATTTCAGCAGTTGCGGTTAGATTATTATTTGAACAAAATGATGATGTTGTAAGACAACAATTCCTAGACTTAGTTAACCCAATACTAGACTCTATAAGAAGAGATAGAGGTTTAACAGACTTTAGAGTTGTGTTATCTGATGACCCAGAAGAAATTGACAGAAATGAGTTAAACGGTAAGATTTACATCAAACCAACTAGAGCACTTGAATTCATCTTTATTGAATTCCTAATAACTCCTACCGGAGCATCATTTGAAGATATTTAATAGTATATGAAACTTAGAAAACGAATGTTAACAGAAGAACTAGGACTTCCAGTAGATAGAAAAAAATCCTATACAACTAATAAGAAACAAAAAGTTATGTTGTCAGAAACTCAATTACAAAGGTTATTATCTAGACTGAGTGAACATGAGAAAGATGCACCTCATAGTCATATTGAGGATAGCCCCACATGGGGAGGGAAACCTTGTCATAAATGTTGTAAAGGACCTGATGGTGTATACGGATTAACTCCACAACCCGGAATGTCTTGTAAATGTCCAAAAAGTCATCCAGAAGTACCCTGTAAACCAACGACAAGTCCTATTACAAGATATAGAATAGACGCGGGTGGTTGTTTAGCTTGTCCATCAGGTTCACCAGCTTCAGCATGTCCATACACTTCAATGCCTCAGTGTAACACTGCTCTTGCAAATTACGGAAATAATAATAACAATGTAACAGCACAATGTTGTCAGGACCCACAAGGTAATCAAGTAGCAGGCAGCTGCCCAAACAATTGTGCGGCACCTAATCAATGTACCAATTGTTCATCACTTTCAGAATCTAACAAAAACAAAAATAATAATATGAGAACATTAAGAACAACAAACCCTATTACCGAAGGGGAAATTAAAAACATAAAAAGTATGATGTCAAGAATGACAACTGCCGGTAAAGAATACAACCCAACTACATTAACTAAGGATATAGAAGGAGCTCAAAAATCCAAGATAGTAATCAATAAAATTAAAAAACTATAAAAAATGGCAAGAATAATAAAACTAAAAGAATCTGATTTAACAAAAATCGTTAGTGCAATTTCAGACCAAAAAGAAGGTAATAGAAGGGTAAAATCCCCAAGAAAAATTATTAAACTATCTGAGAGAAACTTGTCTAGTGTTGTAAAAAGAGTTGTAAATGAATCTAAAGGAGGTAGACCTGCTGATTTATCTCAAAGAAATTTAACTAGAGTAGTTAAAGGTATTATGAAGGGTAGGAAATAAAGATAAGTTAATAAAACAAAACAAAACCTCACAGAAATGTGGGGTTTTTCTTTTAACCACACCACATACTACCACCACATAACCAATCAATCACAACTATCACCAAACTAAAGGCATAGACTAAAGCCAAAGATTTACCTAAACAAGTTTCCGGAAATTTGTACCACATATATTTTAATATTTTTTTCATACTACAAAGATAGTAAAATTTTTTTAATAAAACATAAATAATTATAATATATATGGTAAAAAACATTGTATTAAGAAAGGAACAATTAAAAAGGGTAATTAGTGAGATTGGAGAGACCTTAACTAGTGATAGTGTTAGGGGTTATGCCTTTGATTGGGACGATAACATATTATTCATGCCCACCAAGATAAACATGCAAAAAAATGAAAACGGTGAATGGGTGGATATTAAAGTCAGTACCGAAGAATTTGCCGACGCAAGAAACAACCCAACATATAGACTAACACCTTATTCCTTTGACGACTTCGCTAGACCAGAAACATTTATACGAGATGTTAAAATCGCTATAGAGGATAGGGATTTTGCACCAAGTTTCGAAAAATTTAAAGAAGCTTTAACTTATGCAAATCCATTTTCTATTATTACAGCTAGAGGAACACCACCTAGTGCGGTTAAAGAAGGTGTAAAACTTATAATAGGTGGAACATTTAANGTAGAGGAAATAGATAAAATGTTAGACAATATTTCTAAATCATACCCATCAACTACAGATATGGGGATGGAAGAAAAAATAGAATTTTACCTAAACCAAAATTACTATTCACCTGTAACCTCAGACGAATTTAAAAGTAGTTTTGGTTTAGATATGGATGCTGATAGACCGGAATTAGGTAAAAAAATAGCACTAAAGGACTATGTAGATAAAGTAGTGGATGGTGTTAAAAAACTTAGTGATACCGAATATACTAAACTATCCATTGGGTTTAGTGATGATGATAGAAAAAATATTAGTACAGTTATAAGGTATATTAGAGATGAACTATCTGTAGAATATCCTGATATAATTTTTGTTGTATACGACACATCACAAGGAGGAGAAAATAAAATAATAGTTAGTAAGCTAGAGAGCTAATATCTTTTGCTGCAATCATATATTTATAAATAAAGGAGTAAATAAACATTTATAAGTATATTTATTAACAAATAAGAAAATTAAAAAAAATTAAACAACATGGCCGATTTATTAATGAAAATGCCCGTACCGTACGAACCAAAGAAAAAGAATAGGTTTATCCTTAGATTTGATTCTTCTCTAGGTTTAAACGAGTGGTACGTAGAAAGCACATCAAGACCACAAGTTACCATTGGTTCGGTAGAAATACCATTCTTAAACACATCTACATATGTAGCTGGTAGATTTGTATGGAACACAATTAGTGTAACTTTTAGAGACCCTATTGGACCTTCAGCAGCACAAGCTTTAATGGAGTGGGTAAGATTACATGCTGAGTCAGTAACAGGGAGAATGGGTTACGCTGCTGGGTATAAAAAGAACATTGATTTAGAGATGTTAGACCCAACTGGGGTAGTAGTAGAAAAATGGGTTTTACAAGGTTGTTTCTTAACAGATGTTAACTTTAATGATTTAGCGTATAGTGATGAGGGTATGGCTAATATAGCAGCAACACTTAGACCAGATAGATGTATTTTAGTTTATTAATAAATTTAATCATATAATTAATATTAAAACCCACAGATGTGGGTTTTTTTATTTTGCAGAAAATTGTTCACTTACTATTTATAGTTTATTATCATTATGCACAATAACAGACATAATATATAAAAAATGGAGAACCTAACCCAACCAAACGAATCAACAATACCCTACGATGTAGTTTCATTACCATCACAAGGAGTTTTTTATAAAAATAATAAAAAAAGTTTAAAAGTAAGTTATTTAACCGCGGCGGATGAGAATATACTAACATCACCTAATTTAAGTGACTCAGGTGAGTTAATGGATACCCTACTACAGAACAAAATCCAAGATACAGATGTTAAGGTTGAGGAGTTAGCTGAGTGTGACAAACAAGCAATATTTATTTTTCTAAGAAATACTGCCTTTGGTCCTGAATATAAGTTTACTTTAACCGACCCGGCTACCAATAAACAATTTGAACATACTGAAGATTTATCTGTCTTAAGTACTAAAGAAATAGCTCAAAAACCTGACGATAATGGTCATTATGAATTCACATTACCTAAATCCGGTAAAAAAACAAAATTAAGGTTACTAACACCAGAGGACAATATTGAACTTGCTGAGTTAGAAAAAAGTTATACTAATGTTAAAGTAAAACCTATGGCAACTAAAAGATTAGAAAAATCTATAGTTGAGTTAGATGGAGATACAGACCCTATGTCTTTATCTGTAAAAATATACACCTTACCTTTAAAAGATGCTCAAGAAATTAAAAAATTCTTAACTTCCGTAGAACCAGGTTTAGATGTTGTGAGAACAACAACAGCACCTTCAGGTGCAGAAGTTAAATTTAGTATTAATTTCGGTTTGAACTTTTTTCGTCCTTTCTTCGGGCTATAGGTATGCGCTGTTGGAAGAGATGTACCACCTCGCAAAGAACTTTAGTTTTACCCGAGAAGACATTTTAAAAATGCCAGTCTTTGAAAGAAGATTCTACATCACCAAACTATCGGAAGAATTTGAAAAGAAAAACGAAGCAATCCAACAAGCACAGAATAAAAACAAAAGATAAAATATTTATAATTTAAACAAACATATGTTTAATCTTATAAAACAACTACACATTGAAGGTTTTCTATCTAAAGGAACCCCATATTTAGCGTCACACCCTGAACTAGGAGTACCTTTAGGGGTCTTTAATACTTACGATGAACCAGACTACCAATCTCGAGTAAACTCCATTAAACAGTTAGGTAAGGACGGTAACCCCTATTCTTTAGAATTAGCAAAAAAATCTGGAATTAAAAATCCTTTACCTTCTTTTGTTAGATTAAAATTATCAGATGGTACAACCTTAGATGTAACTGACGCTAGTTTTAAAGACGCGATTGAAGATGTAGGGTATGTACCTGAGGCTGATATAGATGATTATAGTACCAGTAAATATGACAAATTCAAACCAGTAGACAAACTTAACAAAACAATGTTGAGGTTGGCAAAAGAAAGAAGGGCATCTGATTTAAGTATGAGGGACACGTTAGACATCATGCAAGTAATGATGTTAAAACCAGGTAGTGCGGGGTATGCAGGAAAAATACAAGAAGCTTACTTAGACATACTAGCTCTGACAGACCAATTCCGTAAAGATATATTACTTGGAGTTGGTATGGATGAGGGAATGATGACAGATATCATTATGGGTATTACTGATGCTTCTGATGAATTTGGTGGTTGGGCAATAACAACTAATGATGCGATGGAAACCTTGATGAAAACCGCACAAGCTACTGGTAGAGCCTTTATATTACCTGAAGAAGCCCTAGTTCAGGCTACAAAACTAGAAAAACTATACAATATGGATATGGGTGCGATGTTAGGTGAGTTTGATAAAATTGGTATAGGAGCAAAAGAGGCTACTGATTTAACTAATAGAGCGGTCGCGACCGCAGGTAGATATGGTGCGACAGTATCTAAGATGTTACCTACAGTACAGGCAAATATTTCTAAAATTAATACTTACGGTTTTAAAAATGGTGTTGACGGGTTAACGGAGATGGTAGCTAAAGCACAGGTGTTAGGTTTTGAAATGAGTAATGTTTTACTCGTGGCCGACAAAGCCTTTACGCCTGAAGGGGCTATAGAAATGGCATCTAAGTTACAAATGATTGGTGGGGCGGCAAGTGAACTATTAGACCCATTCCAGTTAATGTACATGGCTCAAAATGATGTTGAAGGGTTAATGGACTCACTTACAAAAACAGCAGAGGCCGCGGTAACATTTAATAAGGAGACTGGTGAATTTGGAATATCTCCAGCAGAAAGGTTAAGGTTAAAGGCGGTAGCAGACGCTACAGGTGCAGATTATAATAATCTTGCAGATACCGCAGTAAAAGCCGCTAAGAGAACCCAAGCTATAGGTAAATTAGGTGGGATACCACAGTTAAGTGAACAAGATAAGGAATTAATTGCGTCTATGTCTGATATAGATGCAAGTGGGGAGTTTTTAGTAAGATTAGGTACCGAAGATATTCAGTTTGATGATTTAGCAGCTGAATTAGCTGAACATCCAGAAATGATTGATAAATTAAGACAACAATCAGAAAAGAATGAGATGAATTTGGAGGAGGTTAATAAAGCACAATTAACCGTCGCTGAAGCTATGGCAGCTAATGTAGCACAAATCCAAGTTTATTTGACTGAAATGGCGGCATCTGGTAGAATGGGAACGACCGCACAGGCAATAGCAACAGCTATATCAGAGTCTAACTTGGCTAATGAGATGTTTGGTGGGGATATGGGGCTAGAACCGGGTCAAGGTATGAGTCTTAGAAATACTATGACCAGCTTGTCCAAGGGATTTGGTAAAATATTTGGTGCTGCTACAAAAGGAACAGTTTTAGGTGACGTATGGGGTGGTGCGGGTACAAGTTTTGAAAAAGATAATTATGGTGATTTTGCACCCATTCCACCTGCAGGAGGTCCTTTAGCGGTTGGTGGACCTATACCAGAAGAGATTTTAAACTATTTAGAGTCTACCCCAGAAGGTAGGGAGATACTTAATCAACAAAGTAATATTAGTGCTAGTGCTGGACCTACAGTTGGAGGAACTAAAATAATTGAGATATATCATAAATTTTCCGAGTTACTAATAGGTTATGATGGAAACACAATAAAATTAACCACCAAACAAGTTACAGCACTTTTCCCAGAACTACTTAAACAAATTGACACGGGTCTAAAAGGCTTACAACCTACAACTGGAGAAGGATAATAGGTAAGTTATAAAAAATAATACTATCGTCTATT